GCTATCGTTCGATAGCGTAATCTGGCATTCAATTGGCACATCCATGCTTTTGAATGTCTTACTGAACTGAATGTATTTGCTGCTACCTTTAACGCTAAACTCAAACAGTGTTTGCTGTTGAGGGGAGACAATCTTTATCTCGACAACGCCTTCAACAGGTGCCTCAATAGTATTCGCATACCCGCTGAGACGCAATGTCTGACCCGGTGGAATGGTGAACACATCAGAAGAACATGAGGTAATACCTGATGTGCCTCCGAGTTGTAATGAATTGGGGGCACTGTTGGCATTGACGTTTTCCACAATTGCTTCTGCTGGCGTCCATTTCACCTGCCCTTCGTCGAAGTTGCCGTTGGGAATTAGATTGGTGGTAAACTCTCCGAAATCGTACGGGGCGGACATGTTCAGTGTGCTCTTATACCTAGTGGCAGACCACTTGTTGACGCCGCCGCTTGTCGTGGAGACCGTGGACTTCATGACCTGAATCTCGGACTTGGTGCCTTTCGGCAGGGTGAGAACACCGGTGTACACGCCATCCTCACCCTTCGTCATCTTCACGCCGTTGGTG